CCTACTCCCGGTAGACGTGTTAATTCTGTCTCTTGGAANCCCGGTCCGTTGTATGTGAAGAACTCAGCAGTCTCAGCACCCGGTACTAGCATAATTGCGTCGTTACCGATTGCACCTGTTGTACCGTAATCTCTTGTGTAGTAGATGCTTAGGTTTGCGATTCTAGCCAAGTGGTCGCCTAGTGACTCAACTACGTTTCCGTATAATGTTGTGTTTAGGATAGCACTTCTCTTGTCAGCAGGTAGAACCAATGCAAGTGGTTCGTTTCCGCTAACCTTTGCGTTAGCAAAGATGTCATCCATCATTCCAAGGATGTCGCCTTCTTCATCTGCTGAACCGCCACCGAATACGTCTGTTGCTGCAACTGAGTTGTCTGCACCTGCGTATAGTGTGCTTAGGATGTGGTTGTCAATTGTGTCAGCCCTTGCTCTAACAATTCCAAGTTGTTGCCTGTCAATGTTCTCAAAGGATTCACCACGTAGACGTACTGCGTCTAGGAAAGTAACTCTACCTTGACCTTTCTCAAGTTTGGTTGAGTAGTTCTGAGTCCCAATGTTGGTTGGGTCAGTTAGTGCAACGTCATCCAATGGGTAATCGAATGTACCGATAACTCCTGTGTACCATGTAAAGTTTAACCAAGGAACGCTTCTTACACCGACTAAATCGGTTGCGATAGCGATTGTGTTAGACTGCAATTGAATGAAGTCTCTTAGTGTCTGTTCGAGGACTGCATCTCCCGGTGCGAAAGGTCCTACTGCTGCTTCTACGTTTAATATTTCTTCTAATGTACTGTTCATATTTTATTCCCCCTTATTATCCTGTGATTACTCACTCGACTACTCCTGCCATCAAGACTGGAATTAAATCACCTGCTGCTGGTGTCAAACCATCTTCACCCATGTAAACTCCAACGAATGTTGCTGAGTTTGCTGCTGTGGTGTGAACGTGTCCGTCTGCTTCTGATGTTTGAGAAACGTATAGTCTCTCTCCTGTTTTTAGAACGCCGCCGCCAACACATTTTACGTATTGTACACCGCTTAGAGGTACTATTGATACTGTACCTGTACCTGCTGCTTCTAATGTTCCATCTTCTCCGCGTGATGATTCAGAAACAGTAATTCCAATAGGTTTATCTGTTACTAATGATGTTATCAATATCCCGCTTGCGTCGTATTTTACTAATAGACCTTTACTTGCGAATGTGTTTTGTATATCCGCGCAGTTTACTGGGTCTAAACTTCCATATGCTACCATTTTATCTCATCTCCTTTAGTGTGTCGTAGCGATGAGCCTTCATTCTTCCTTTCTCATCAACTGCGAGTGTCTGATTCCAAGCACTGGCCCATGCGTTCCATGCTTTTGCGTAAATGGCTTCGTCGTTAGCAACGATTCTGCCGTTAAGGTAGTTTTCAACTTTTGGAGTATCTTCTGATGCTTTAACATCTTCAACTGTTTTCTCCATTGAAACTACTGGTGTCATCTCTACTGGTGTTGGCTCAGGGTGAGACGCTTCCCAAGATGCGATAAGTGTTTCTAATGTTGCAGTAGAAAGGTCATCATGACCGGACATTCCCAAGTCAGATGCTTTAGTAACTAAAGACATTCTTTCTTCTTCTGCTCTTGCGGCCACTTCAGCCTCGAACTCAGCCACACGACTGTTAGCCAAAACTAACTCAGCCTGTATAGCCTCAATTTGTGCTTCATAATCAATTTCTGTATTTTCTATTTCTTCGGTCATAGCAATCACCGTTGGTTGATTGTGGTCAGCCACAGAATGTCCTATAAAGGTTTCCGAGTTTTCGCTTGCTGTTGGTAATTTTTCTTCAACTACCTTCTTCACGGCCTTCTCAACATTCGCTCTTTCGTAAGCGGGCTTTACTACTAATGCTAAATGGTCGAATGTGAAATCTTCACCAAATACTAAACCATCTTCTGATGCTTCTACTGGAACTCCCGAACCACCGATACTTACTCCGTATCCTTCTTGCATCCATAATCCATCGTCAAAACTAGCAAACATTTCTTGTCTTGTAACATGGGCTACATATCTAACATCATAACCACTAGCGGTTGTAAAGAATGTTGCGCCAACTATGTAACCAACATTTGCTTCTTCTAAACCACCATCTGTATTTCTTGTAAATCCCGCACCTGTTTCATTGGCTTTAGGATGTAATAATGTCAAATCGCTATCTTTCATTTGTCTTACAACAGACATAGCACCTTCCGGTGTAAGCGACCATTTGTTTTTGTTCATACCTTCGTGGAATGCAATACCACTTATTTCTATAATAGTATCTCCTGTCTCAGCGATAACTACTGCTTTGATTTCATCAATATCTAAATCTAATGTAACTGCTACTTTTTTGCATTTACCGTCAACCATTTTTTCTCCTACACCACATGAACTGTGATAGGATGCTTCTTCATCCTCTTTCTTTTTGTAATATGCTTGTTCATCGAACTCATGACCTTCATGCTGTCTCATACATACAGCATATCTTTGTTCTTCACTAGAAAACTCTTCGTTCATTTTAGAATCGCCCATACACCTACTCATGAACTCATCGTGAGATTCATCTCCCATAGGTTTAGGTAGTGCTGCTTCTACGGCATCAGCCTTTTTCTTCATTTCTTTTGCCTCTGCGATAGGTATGCAATTAGGAACTTTTCTACCGTTTTTCATTTTCATACCGTATTGTTCATAACCTTCTGTGCAAGGGTCGTCTGCGTCTTTTGCTTCTACGTTACCGCAATTGCACTCTGATGCGCTTGCATCGTGAGAATCATTTTTATCAAACCACATTTGGAACTCTTCTTCGTTAGGGCCGGGAAAATACATAGGTGTTCCGTCAGCCATTTGGTCGCTGTGTATTTCACCACCAAATCCTATTTCTGTTGATTTTTGTCTTGCTCCTTCGGGTGTTGAAAATATGTAATCTTCCATACCTGCTTCTACCTTTTTACCACCACGCCATTGTCTGCAAGACCAATAACGTGCCTTCCATTTTGGACCGGGATTATCACAGTTGTGTCTACTGCGGAATGCTTTTCTTCTAGCAGGGTCATCTCTTTTGATTTCCATGTTAGGGTCGCCAAATCTTACTAAGACTACATTACCGTTAGCATTTTTAGTATAAACTCCGAACTTTTTACTAGCGCCTGATGTACGGAATGGTTTGTTAAGAGTAACTTTACGGCCTTGATATTCTGCCGCAGTAACATCTTCTTCGCCCCATTCTTCATAAGCAACTTTTTCACCACCGCATCCGCAGCCACATGACATAACTCTTGGAGATTAGGAATGTCTTATTAAGTTAATCTTTTAAGATAGGACACTCCGAGCAATCACCCATAACACAAAACCCACAAAAGATACTATTATTCATCAAACATCAACTCCTTCTGTGAAGCCTTCTTGTGTTTTTAAGTTAAGATAACATTGTTTTAGTAAGTTTTCTTGGTCTGCACCATCAGTTACATCTAATGGAAATTGGTAATTAAATCCTGCGATTGGTGATTTACCACTTGTGTATGTGCTTGCATCCATAAAAACTAAACCACCATAAGTTATTGTAAAAGATTTAGTACCATCTTCTGCAACTTCTTTATTCATCCTAAACTCTCTTATTACTGCTTGTGCTTCTGCGCAAGTTAATCCAAAGTCTGTTTCTATACTAACTCTCAAAGCCATTTTTATTCACCTTTCTTTGCGGTAACTTTATTGTTTGTGATTTGGTATGCTTCCATATCTAGGCTGTGTTGTTTTTGCATTTTTTCCATTTCTAAGTCATGCTTTAGTTTGTATTCTTCAAGCATTCTTGTGTGGTTGTCAACTGCTTCGCTAGATGAAACGTCACTTGCTAGTTGGTCAGGTAAGATGTTAATTTTTGCGCCCTCTTTACCCTTGAATAAATCAAGTACGCTAGTTATGATAAGAAGCGCCGGACCACCGAGCAAACCAATAACTGTTAGTTGACTGTCTGTAATATCCCTTTCTTCTACTATGCTGTAATACGATGCTGTGGCAGCGATAATTACCCACGCTAAAACAACACCAAGGCCAAAAATAAGCATAAGAAGTTCATTAGGGTTTGACATTCGCATCTTACTCATGGTTTTTTCAGGTTTCATGTGTCTTATTAACCTTTCAATGTAAATCACTAAAACTGCTATCGTAAAGACTACTGGTAAAAGTATCATCAGTCCACCATATCCGAAGCACCATCTTGTGAGTTTTCTCGCGGTAGTTCTCCGACATTAGTTGGTCTTTCAGTTTTTCTTTCGTCTCCACTTCTATCAGTAGGTAGGCTTAACATATTCAATGATTGGTTCAAAGTTAATATTCCCGAATCGTAACCCATAACTGCTCTCTGCATTATATTTAATGGGGTTTCACTATCCATAGCCTCAAACTTAATAGTAGGTAAATCTTGTTTTCTATATTCTATACCCAACAAGTCTAAATGCATCATAAATACTTTGGTTGCTGCTTCCGATAATATACGATGCATACGTGATATTGCTTGCACAGCCCATAGATTAGCGTTATATGTAGCAGCGAAAGTAGAGCCTTTTTCTTGCCCTGCGGCAACTCTAGGTACTTGTAGCACAGCCGCTATATCTGCGTTAATTGCATCTAAGAATCCTGTGTTGTTAGGAACTGAGTTGCCAACATCTACGTGATGTAGTTGTACGTAATGTGGTAGTACAGGTATTTGGTCGCCTCGCAGTCCCTCGAATAGAGATATAACCTCATCCATAATATGTTTTAATCTTTGCTGTTGTTCTGCGGGGTCTTGTATGTGTTCGATAGCAGATTTGTCAATTGTAATAAATTGTTTTGTCATAGAATCTTCTAGACTAATTCTGTTATTCATGCTATTGTATTTCATTCTGATAGGTTGCTTTAGTGACGTAAATCTACTTGCTCCCCACACACCGTATGTTCTACGTAATTTATTATCTGTAAACCAATTAGACCTTGCATCTATTTTTACGTGTAATATTTCTCTATTAGGTATTGCGACTTCATAAGATGTACCTTCTCTCAACATATATGTCGTAGCATTGATGATTGGGTTATCTTCATCAGCAACGAAGTAAGAACCTAAACCACCACGCTCATCAACTATGGTAATTTGTTTTACGGGTAAACTTTGTAGGTCTGTTACACCTACACCCTCTTTACCAACAATTTTGTTTATGTCATTTCCGTAAACCATGAGATTTCTCATAGCGTTAATCATAATGTCGTCAAACTCGATAGTATCTTCTACAAGTTCCTGTATAGCATTTCTAATACGGGCATTTTTACCTCGGCTGTAATTTATTTCGTAATTATTGGCTGTAAGAGAAACAGCACGAACAGCACCATTTAGTTCGGGGTCTAACTTTAACATGTTGTCATACAAATCAAACTCGTTGTCGTGGTTACTGTCACTTCTTAATCTTTCAGTATCTCTAACAATATCAGGAATACCTGCTACTGCATTGAATCCTTCTTGCATCATACCTACTCTTTGTCTCGCAATCATAGGGTTTGGTTCTTCTTCTCTAGGAAACAACCCGAATAGATTCCAAGGTCTACGCTTCTCGGCCATAATTCGCAATTTTACAGTTGGTGTTTAATGGTTTCGGTCTTTTTTTTATTTTTTTTACTTTTTTTGTAAATAATTAAACGCTTTACTGCGCTATTATTTTTATTTTTTTAATTTCTTCAATAGCATGTAGAAGAAAATACTATTACTAAGTATTATAAGACACAACCTTTCAGATAAATGTCATTGAAGAAATAAAATTAATTATTTACAGGCTTGCAGTACAACGGTTTTTTTATTTTGTTATTTGCGAAAACAATGAAATGAAATAAGCAATCATTTAAGTACCTAGCACTTAACCCCTAATATATGCCTAATGCTGGAAAACAATACTATGCCGGTGGAAAAGATTTGATTGAGAAGTTTGCTAAAGACAGACATTGGTCGTCTATAACAGAGTTTGCGGAGTTTTTAGAAGAAATTGAGCCTTCTAGAAGTTTCCAAGCATGGAGAGGAGCAATAAACAGATGGATAGCAAAGGGTAACACCCTAAACAACTTAGAAGATTATGAAGATACTACTAAAACTTCTACTAGAATATATTATGACAAAACAAACGATAAGTATATTGCGTTGTTAGAATCACATGAAGGTATGTTAATCATAGATGGTGAAAAGCATCGTGCTATGAAAGAAGCATATTCTGATATTGGTGGTGGGCTAACTTATGAAGAAATGGCAAGAGAGTTCGATTTGCCCGCAGTTTATGTGAGTGAGTACATACGTGTAAACAAATGGAAACACGCTATGCAGCCATTTACTGATGAAGAAGTTATGATTAACACCTTAGATGATATGGTAGATAAGTTCTTAGACATTCGTAAAATGGAGATTCTAAA